TCTTTGGTTAACAACATCCGTGAGGTGCGTATGAAGGGTGCTCCTTCTATGACTTGGGGATATATTGATGGAACTCGTCACCACTTAGGATTTGCTAAGTCTCAAGGTATGAGCTCTGCAAACAAATTCCCTGGTTATGAAATCTGGATGAAAGACCGTTGTGATGTATTCATTGAAGATCTGTCTCGTACAGTATTGATTGAAGAAATCCCACAATTCTAATAACCCTCCTAGGGATCTTTCCTAGGACTAATACCGAGAGGAGATTGCCCCCCACTTCAGAGTGGGGGAGCTCTTCTCAAAACAGAGGTTGAGTGTTGGGGTGTCCCCAGCAGCCATGATCTTCGATGATCATTCCTCTGCCAAATAAAAACCACAAAAACTACAAGTATGGGCAAGATTGGAAAAATTTCCACTATTAAGAAAGAGTATAATAACTCTCAACTTCAGACAATGCAAGGTGGTCTTTCTACAAGAGGACTAACAAGAATTCCTGGTACAGGTGTTTTTAAATATCCTTACAAGGAACTTGATGGAACCTATAGAACAGGGCTTGATCCACATGCATCTTACATTCGCAGAATCTCTGATCCTACAGAAAAAGAATTGGAAATTGAGCGTGTAACAGCTCTTAGAGAAAAACTTGAGAATGCTCTTGGAGGTCTTGATCTTGGTCCTCGTTCTAAATTCTGGAACTATGGACTCTCCACTTCTACAGAAGACACACTGCATGTGCAAGCTGTAAAACTGTTAGATGGAGACAATTTCTTTGATCTCAATGTTCCTCTCCAGGAATTAGCTTTTGCTTGGTTGCGTGTTCACCCAACAATTGCAAGTTCCTACCAAGCTTGGGAGCGTGGTGAATTTGCTGCTGACACACAATTTTATGTTGTGGATGATGAGATTGAGAACGCAGTGGTGTTCAAGAAGAAACAACTTATCAATAAAGCAATTGTTAAGTTTGACAGTATGACTCCTGAGAAAAAGAGAAAAGTGGCTAGATTGTTAGGACTTCCTGTAACAGATGATACAAAAGAAGAAGTGGTGTACAACTTAGTAGATAATGTCTTAAAGCAAACAGAGTTTAAGAATGGTAAATACCAAGGACTCAATCCTGTAGAGGTGTTTACAAGGTTTGCAGATATGAAAGACAACTTGCTCCATATTAAGGATCTTGTTAAACAAGCTCTGACACACTCCATATACAGACTGAAACCAAACGGTAAGGTGTATGAAGGAGAATTTGAAGTGTCAAAAGATGAAGAAGATTTGGTGAAGTTCTTAGCGGATGATGACAATCAAGATGAACTGATCACCCTTGAACAAAAATTAAAAACTAAGAAACTCGCTGCTGTATGATACCTGTAGATAGTTTATTATATAAGATTGACCAAAGGCTAAATAAACTATCTACTAATGATCATCAACAGATTAATTTAGAAGATAAGATTTTAGCTTTGAACGAAGCTCAGATAAAACTTATCAAACAAAAGGTTGATGGTTTTAGCACAGTGAGTGGTCTGGGACTGGATGCTTTCAAGAAGCGTTATGAGGATCTACAATCGTTAGTTGTAACATACAATGATGGTGTTCTACCCTTAACGCAAGCAGATCCATTATTAAACAGATGGTCAGCTAACATACATGCACTCAATCCAAAGTATATGTTCTATGTTGATAGTTATGTACTAGCGGATAAAGGAAAATGTAAGAATAGACAAATATGGATAAATAGAGATTTGTCAAAACATGGTGATACGTCTATTCTCTTAAATAATGTTCATTACAAACCTTCCTTTGAGTATCAAGAAACGTTCAACTGGATTTCGTCTGATTCAATAAGTGTATTTACAGATGGAACGTTTACACCAAGTAATATATACATATCTTATATGAGATATCCAGTGTATATAGATAAAGAGGGATATATCAAGTTTGATGGTACTCCTTCTGCAGATGTAGATTGTGAACTAGAGACTTACCTGGAGGATGAACTCTTAGATTTAACAGTTCAAAACCTAGCAATGTACACAGAAAATCAATTTGCTGTACAAAGTTCACAAGTAAGAATTCAAACAAACGAATAGTTTTTTTCACCTTTAAATAAAACAAAATGGCTGATTTTTCATTAACTACGCTCTTCGTAGTTCCAGTAGGTCAAACATCGTTTCCTAGCTCTGGTTCTACGCAAGACCTTACAGCTGGCCAAGTTGGTATTTTCTCCAACAATTACGCAGCTACCCTCACTCCTGGTAACTTCCCTTATTTCTACATTGCTCAAGGTAGAACAAACACCTATTTGCAAGGCTCTAAGCGTTCAGACAAAATTGCTGGATGTGCTCAAGGTGGTTCTTGTAGATCAAATGTTACTGAGTGGTATAAGGTGAGAGGTTGTGCTACCGCAACTAATCAAATTAGTGACATCACTGATTTCAACGTGAAATGTGGTGATGTTGTTACATTGACTGTTCGTGCACACTCTTCTTACATTGACACTCTGTATTTCAATGGTTTGACACGTTCTGTAACTGTTCAAGCTCCTTGTTGCGATTGTGGTGGTGATCCTTGTGAAACTGTTAATGTTGATGCTCTGATTGACCAATTCATCACTAAATTAGAAGCTACAGCTCCTGATTTCTTAGGTGGTGATACTACTGGTACAAATCCTGACAACATCACTTTAAGCACTTTCTTCACTTTCACTAATGTTGGTGGTACTATTCTTCGTATTGAAGGTAAGCCTCTGACTAAATATGGTCAACCTTGTGATGTTGCAGCGTTCCCTTATGAGTATGACAGACTGTGGTTCCGCACATTCATCTATTCTGGTCCTGCTACCACTGCTGACTTTATTGTTGCAGACAATTGTAACATTGTAGCTACATCTACAATCACTCAAACTTCTAACTATCCTACAGGTACTTCTGATGAAATCATCCAACTTGAGAAGAACTACTATTCTTACCAAGCTGGTTACTTGAAACATCTGTACAGAATGGTAGGATATAATGGAAACTTTGAGAGCTGGGTGAGCGATGGTACAACTTATGATACATATTATATCAAGTTCAATGCCTACGATAAATCTGGTTACCAATGGGGTGATTATATCGAGCAAGATGCTATGGTTATCATCGCTGTTCCTCAAGGAACTCCTTCAACAAACCTTTCTAATGCATTAGAAGATGCTCTTGGAGAGATTGAGTTTGATAACACTTGTATCACTACTACCACTTCTACTACCATTGCTCCTACAACCACTTCTACTACTACTGTTCCAGCATAACATAGAAGAAAATAAGATCATACAACCTGTGCCAGAGGGTCAGAGAGGATAATTCTCAAAGTCCTCTGGCACATTTATTTAGAATAACATGGCAGAATTAAGACTAGATATAGCAGTGATTCCTACGTATAATTCTCAAACGTTGGGAATTGCTGACACATCAACATATCCCTCTCCTTCATCTATCTCTGCTCCTTCAATTGAATTTAATGTTCCTTCTTTTGGGAAGGTGGTGTTACCATTTAATGCTAACAGCTTCAACTTGTTTAATTCCACATCGTTAGGAATTACACAAGTGGGTGATACATTATTGCCTCTTCCAGATGGTGTATATTACATTAAATATACAATATCTCCTGCATATAAGAACTTTGTTGAGAAAACAATCATGCGTGTTGATGCTCTCCAGGAGAAGTTTGATAGTGCATTTATGAAACTAGATATGATGGAATGTGATAGGGCAATTAGAACACAACAGAAGGTGCAATTAAACAGTGTGTATTTCTTTATACAAGGAGCTATAGCTGCTGCAAATAATTGTGCTGTTGATGAGGCTAACAAACTTTATAAGCAAGCTAACAAAATGCTTGATAACTTTGTTAGAAATGGATGTCAGTGTTCTGGCACAAACTACGTAACCAACTTTTACTAATATGGCTAAGTGTACCAAATGTGGAGCTAATTTTGGCTGTGGATGTCAATTAATTAATGGACTGTGTGCAGCATGCCATGCTGCTGCTCAAAAAGGAACAAAAAGATTTAGAAATGCTATCACCAAGGCTTATCAACTGTGTAGATTGTTCTGACATTTGTGTTGTAATCTCAGAAATAGATTGCAAAATAGCACAGATGGCAAAGGATCTGTATAACAACACCATCTATTCTCTCAACAGGAATATAGATGGAGGTGTTATAAATGATCTTTTAAACTACAAAAGAATCCTACAATACAGAATTTGTAATATAGAATATGGTGGTAGAAACTTTTCTGATGAACAAATCATCAGCAGGATTAAATTGTTAATACATAAATAAAATATAAAAATGAGTTGCTCAAATTGTTATAATGGATGTCCTCAGATAACCTCTGATCAATGTGTCAAATATACAGGAATAGATGTTCCTGTTCTTGGTATAAAGAATGGAGATAGTCTTTCCTATGTAGAACAAGCCATCATCACCTTTCTAACATCCACATTGGATGGTACAGGGGTGAAACCTAAAATAGAAAAATCCATAATATGTGATGTAGTGAAGAAATATCTTCCTACATGTGGTGATCTTACAGTGGTGGACTTTATAAAATCTCTTGTTCAGGTGGTTTGTGAGTTAAAGACACTTGTTGATGGGACTATTACAGACATCACCACTATAAATAACTTTATAACATCTCTTGAAGCTGATTATAATATAAACACTTGTTTGACTGTCACAACACCAGGTTTAACTCCTACATCTGGAACACATGCTATATTACAAGCTGTCATTGCTAGACTTTGTACGTTTATCAATATAGATGCGGATCTTACATATGTTAGACGTGATGAAATTGACGTTATTATTCAGAGCTATCTATCATCACTTCCTGCGGCAACAAAGTTTTATACAAGAATGGTTCCTTATGTAGCAGTTCCATTTTTCCCCACTCCCGCAATTTTAGGAAAATTCAATAATGGTGTTGGTCAAGATGAATGGGAAAAAATTTATTTTTGTAATGGTAGCAATCTCACTCCTGATTTACGTGGTAGAGTTCCTGTAGGTGTAACAGATGGCACTATGGGAGGAGGTCCTCTCCCTGCCCAAACCGATCCTACCTTTAGTACGTTTAATCCTACATATGCACAAAACCTTCCTGTTGGAAATAATAGTTTTACATTAGGTGTTAATGAAATTCCAGAACACGATCATCCTGGAAGTACAATAGTTATAGATCAAGATCCCCATAGACATAATTATACTACGGGAAGTAATGATGTTGATGGTTGGCAAGGTGATAGTGATGTCGATGACTTTGGTCCAATAACTGCACAGACAGATAGTGCTACAGTCACATTACGTCCAACATTAACAATAGCTAGACAAGGAGGAAGTCAACCTCACCCTAACATCCAACCTGGTTTAGGTTGTTATTACATAATGTACATTCCATAATATATTAAACTTATATAAATGTCTTGTTATCCCAATAATTCCTGCAATAGAAATGTCCTGAAAAGCTGTAGTAACACAGATGTTGTTGTCTATACAGGAGAAAATCTCACATGTACAGGAGTAGAATATGGTGATAGTTTAACCACTGTTCTTCAAAAGTTTGATGAGAAATATTGCGAAATATTAAACATTATAGAAAACTGTAACACCACCACAACTACCACCACAACCATCGATGTACCAGTTGTGCCACCAGTTCAAGTGTGTACAAGTCCTTTTGCAAAGATTTTAGAGTCTCTTGGAGAATACACACCAACTACAACAACAACTACCACTCTTACTCCTAATTTAATAAGACTCACTCCTGCAAATTCAGACGGGTTCTTTGGTTTAACTATGGAAAGAATTTCTGGTGTAAATCCTGACAATCTTATTTTTTCAATGCAAATTGATGCGTACATGACATCAAATTGCACAGGCGGTAGTGGTAGTTATTCGTTCAATCCTTCTTTGGATGCAGGAGAATCTTTTGATTTTGATGGTGTTATGCCAGAAAATCCAGCATTTGTTACTGCAAAAATAGTAAGTTTAACAGTGAATGGAATAGCTTCGGTTACAACATCTCCTCAAACAATCACTATTAATGGAACAAATTATATTATAGAAGGATTTAATACATGTACAACTCTTTAACAAACAATTAGTAAAAATAAAAATATGAGTGTTCCTACTGTAACCCAGTTACTACAAGTTTTAGAAAGAGGAGAAGTTTCTCCACAATGTGATTGTTGTCCTTGTTCAAACATATATGTATTTGCAAGTGTTGAAACAGCTATTACGTTAATAGAAGCCCTCAACTGGAACTCTAATCAAAATGATTGTACAACAAGAAGTTACACTACAAGTTGTTGTACAGAAAACTGTTTAGATAAGATAGAAGAACTTTACAGTGTTGATGTAACAAACATG